ATCGAATCACCTCCCTATCATGCGTTGGATCTCGCGCTCGCGCGGAGATAATTCTATACGTTCGGCTGCGGCTCGTTCGGCTGCGGCTCGTTCGGCTGCGGCTCGTTCGGCTGCGGCTCGTTCGGCAAGGAGAAGTCCGGCTCCAAACACCCCCTTGGGGTAATTGTCGAGCCCTCGGATCAGCGCGAACTCGCCATGCCGCACTTGGAACGGCGTGTGATACTTGGTGTACCAGTTGATCTTCGCCGCCGAGATCACCTCGGGCGGCAGTTCAATATTGGCGACGGTCTTGGTCTTCTTTTTACGCAGCGCGTCACAAACGGCGGTTACCCGATCGAAAAGCTCGGGGCAGCTCTCGACCGCAGACACACCGTCCAGATTATGCGCGAACGACGTGTTCACCTTCACACCATTCTCGTAAACGATCGAAACACCACAGCACAAAACGGTCGTACCCTTGTGGAGCGCGGAGAACGGCGTCAGCCCCGGTACGAAGAGGAAAAACCGGATCCCATTGTGTCGGTAGAATTTGACGATCTGCGACACGATGGAGAACGGCGGATTGTCGAGGACAACGCATCCGTCCGGGTACTCTACTCTTCGATAGTCCGCATTCGGCCAGAACGGGCGGACGATTTTCGCCGGATCGACACCGTATCGTTCGCAGACGTAGTCGCGGATCTCGTTGTAAACCGGTTCCGGCGTGTAACAATCGTCGGTGGTCTTTTTCGGGACGAACTTCTCGCAAAATGCGAGATATTCGGCATCATTGTCGAAAAGGCTGGGGTTGGTCATGGTCTGCGCCCCCGAAGTTTTCTCCGCTTGCGCTGATAGCGCCACTCGTACAGCGCCTCGGAGATCAGCACGCCGACGAACACGGTGCACGCGACGCCCATGATCAGCAGCCAGCCGAAGAGGATGCCATCGAAAACAGTCTTCATTCCTTCTCCTCGTGAATCGAATGGTTGTTTTTACTTTCGCCGCAGATAATCTTGAGCGCCGGTTCTAAGTCGTACATAAAGAAAAACGATATCCCGAAACCCATGATCCAGTAGTTTTTATAGTGCAGTCCGGCGACCACCACCCCGACAAAAGCAAAATATGGCAGATAAACGGCGATGTATTTCATTTCTCACCCCGAGCCTTTTTGAGCGCCGCGTTTGCTTTGTCCATCGCCTCCTGCGCGACGGCGACGATGCAATCCGGCACGCGATCCGCGTTGTAGAGCACATCGTCCATCGCGGATATGAGGGCTTCCAACGCCTCGTACATCTCCGGCGCGGCGGCGATCAGGTGCGCATTTTCGACGTCATTGACATAGGTAATGTGTGCGCGTATTCCCGGAGCCGCGATAGGATGTACTCCGCTAATGCTTTTTTGGATTTTCCACGGACCGGGCGTGAATTTTTCTTTACTATCGCTCATCTTCCCGTGCTCCCATATCCGCCCGCGCCGCGGATGATCCACTTCTCCATGTTCGCGTCCGAAGCCTTGCAGAAGCATCCGTCTTTCATCACCAGATCCTCCCGTCAAGATACGCCGAAGCGATAATCACGAGCGCGGCGAGGATCACCAGCGCCGCCAGCACGAAGATGGGGAGGAGCACGATCCACCACGCCCACTCGATGACGCCGCAGAGCTTCAGCACGGCGAGGACGATCCCCGCCTGCCCGACGCCCAGGACGCCGAATCCGACCATTTTGTCACTTGTTCTTTCCATTTGATTTCCTTTTTGTTTTGGGGTTTGGGGTTGTTGGTTCAGGGGTTGGGGGTCTCCGTGCCGTTCGACGGTAATGGATGGTGGGGGGCGTTCCAAAGCGCCCCCACCTCCATCCCGTTAACGGCGGCGGACGGAGAACGGCGGAACACACCCATATCTTTAGATATGGTGGTCGCTTCCTTCCGCAAACGGAAGATACCTTTATAGGTCTGTTCCGTTCCGTTGGTCATTCCTTCTCGGTCCATACGCCTTTCGCTCCTTCCATGGGGGTGAATCCGGCGCTCTGCAGCCGGGATCGGGCGGCGCGCTCGGTGATGTCGAGATACTCCGCCATCCGTTTGGTCGTGACGGGGGTTCCGTCGTCCAGCGCGTCGAACGCCATCTGCGTTTCGTTTACCGCGGCCTCGCGGCGCTTGCGGGCGGTCTCCCGTCCGAGTTCGGCACGCTCCGCGGGGGTGAGAACTTTGCGCTGCGGGAGTTCGCCCACGGCGCGGCAGTCCTGGAGCAGCGTGTTCGTATCCGCGCCCATCACGTGGACGGGGTAGCGGAAGAAGGCGTACCGGTCCGGGAAACTCGGAAACTCGCGCAGTATCCCGGACAGCCGCCAGCCGGTCATCGCGCCGGCGGCTTGGATCTCCGCGCCGTTGACGGCGTCGGCTCCGGGGGTGCGCTTCCGGGCGAGCTCGATCAGCACCTCGAGCTTGTTGGCTTCGTCGACGTCCATTCCGGCGCTCCAGCCGGGCGCGTGGGCGTCGAGATGCCGCCGCAAATTGGCCACTTGGAACTTGTACTTGATCTCCTGCCGCCGCTGGTCGTCGATCTCCAGCTCGACCATGTCGATCAGCGCGTCGGGATCCCGGGCGAAGACGCCGGAACCGCTGGCGCGATCCTGAGCGCGCTTCTGCCCCTGCTCACCCTTCGAGTGATGGTGGCAGTAAATCACCGAGCATTTGAGCTCCGCGCAGATCTTGTCGAACTGATTGCAGAATTTCGCCATCTGGTCGGCCGAGTTTTCGTCGCCGGTGATGACCTTGTAGATCGGGTCGATGATGACGGCGGAGTATCCGCGCTTGAGCGCCCGCCGGATCAGCCGCGGCGCGAGGTCGTCCAGCGGGAGCGATTTCCCGCGCAGGTTCCAGATGTCGATGTTGCCGATGTGCGGTTTTTGTACTCCCTTGGCGTCGTAGATATCCTTGAGCCGGTGCAGACACGACGCGCGGTCGAGTTCGAGGTTGACGTAGAGCGCGCGCCCCTGCCGGCACGGCCAGCCGATCCACTCGGTGCCCTCGGCGATGGCGACGAGCAGCTCCAGCAGCAGGAAGCTCTTCCCCGCCTTGGACGGACCCGAGACGAGCATCTTGTGCCCCTGCCGGAGTATCCCATCGATCAGGCACGGAGCGAGCTCCGGGAGTTTGCCCCATACTTCGTCGAGGCTTTCCACCTCCGGCAGATCGTCGTTCTGGGCGGCAATCCAGTCGGTCCACTCTTCCCACGACCCCTTGCCGACGTTCGTGGCGATGAGGCGCTGACGGACGCCGTTCCGGGTTGCTCCCGGCAACCGCGAGAGGCGGCTCGGGTTGCGGTTCTTCCGGTCAATGTTGAGCCCGTTCTTCTTGCAGATCGCGTAGAGAAAGTCGACGCGCTTCTGATACTCCTTGTAGTCGGCCGCCTCGATCCGCACGATGGCGTGGAGGCTTTTGCCGCCGGAGAAGACGAGCGCCGCGACGGGGAGCTCCAGCTTCCGGTAGATCGTGTACTGCTCGTTGATGCCGACCTCGTCCGATTCCACGAGCGCGTACCGGAAGTCGGTCACGTTCGCGTCGGAGACGCCCTTGCCGTCGAGCGGGTTGAAGCGGATCCACGCGCCGCACTCCTTCTCCCAGTCGCCGATCACGCCGCCGAGATCCGTGCCGCTGTGGGCGCACCGTTCGAGGAGTTCGCCCGCCGTGAGGCTGTAGGACCCCTTGCCGCCGGGGAGCCACGACTGCTCGCCGTTTTTGTTCGGTTCCGACTGGAACGCGGTCGCGACGAAGCCGACGTGATCGCTCGCCTGGAAGAGCGTCTTCAGATACTCGGAAAACTCCTCCACGCCGTTCCGTCCGGTGTCGGGCGGCAGCTGTTCGACTTCGAGCCACTCCTTGCGGATGATGCGCCCTTCCTCGGGAACTTCCTCGCGGCGGCCGCCGTAGTAGGTCACGGGGCGGTCCATCGGGATCGGTTCGTTCTCGGTGAGGTCGCTTGTCCATTCGCTGCGGGGCGGTGTGCCGCCCGCGTCCTTGCAGAGCTTCACGACCGTCGCAACGGTCACGGCGGCTTGTCCCTTGTCGAGGTTGTTCCACCGGCGGGTGCAGTCGCCCTCGCGGTACCGCGGGTCGTTCTTCGACCAGCTGTCCCAGAGCGTCACGTCGCCGCCCTCGTGCTTGATCGCCGCGCCGATCTGCAGCCACTCGTTGTACTGGAGCGTCGCGGGCGGGATCTGCTTCAGGCATTCCACGATGGTTTCGAGGTTCGTCATGGCGTCACCCCGTCGATCTGATCCGCGAAGAAGATGCGGAGCTTGAGCGACCGCGCGACCGCCATTTCGGCGCGCGCCCCGCGGGACTTTTCCCACCCGTCGAGGAAGACCACCGCGTCGGCGTATCGGATCATCATGTCGATGTCGAAGCGGAGATACTCCTCGTAGGTCTCACGCGCGGGCCATGCCGCCGGGTTCAGCACCGAGAAGCCGCGCGCCTTGAGCTTCCGCGCCATCGCGAAGAAAGCGGGGAAGTTGTACTCCGGCAGACCGGTCATCGGGCCGGAGATGTACACGCGCGGGGCGTTTTCCCGTCTGCAAGCAAGTGTGTCCCGGACCCCGCCCCCTTCCGCCGCCCAAGGCTTTTTATTCTCGGTCGGAGGAACCGTTCGGACGGTCGCGGAAACTATGCGGAGGTATTCGCCCCCTTCCGGCGCGGTCGGTATCTCGGAGATGATGGAGTACCTCTTCATGGCTGATAGCTCCTTACGTCGATTCCGAAGGGAACGCGCCACGAATTGGCGCTGATCCGGGTGATCATCTTGTTCGCGGCGTCGAACTCCCACGTGCCGACCCCGGTGAATCCGTAGCGCTCGAGGCAGCGGATCTGCTTCGGCGTGGCGAGACCTTCCATTCTCCGCTTCGTGATGAGTTCGATCAGGCGCGATGCGTGCCCCTGACACTTGACCTCGTCGGCGTAGATCCCCGCTTTTTCGAGGTACGCGAGCTGCGCCGCGCTCGGTGGCGCCATCGCCTTGAGATCGAGCGGATCGGGCTCCCACTCCGCGACCTTGCCGTCGGGAGCGATGGACATCTCGAACTGCAGCGGATCCACGAGCGCGCGGCGTTTTTTGCGCTGCGCCTCGAGTTCCCGCCGCAGCGATTCTTCTCTCTCCGCGACGGCGGCGCTCTCGGCGTCGTCGGCGAGTTCGAGCAGATCTCCGCCGCCTTCCTCCTGGCTGGTTTCCGCCATGATCTCCGCGACCCGCGCCGAGATGTCGCTGTTCTCGTACACGAGGTGCGCCGGCCGGCAGAGGTCGTGCTTCTGCGTCTGCCAGAGGAAGTCGAGGAGCAAGAGCTCCTTCTTCCCCGGCGCGAGGCGCGTCCCGCGCCCGACGATCTGCGCGTAGAGCGCGCGGACTTTGGTCGGTCGCAGACAGACGATGCAGTCCACCGCCGGTTCGTCCCACCCCTCGGTCAAGAGCATGGAATTGCAAAGCACCTGATACTTCCCGTCGTGGAAGTCCCGCAGCACTTCCGCGCGGTCGGCGCTCTCGCCGTTCACCTCGGCGGCCCGGAGACCGTGCGCGACGAGGAGGTCGCGCATCTTCTGCGAAGTCGCCACGAGGGGGAGGAACACGACCGTCTTCCGATCCCTGCAATGCTCCGCCATCAGCGCCGCGATCCGGTCGAGATACGGCTCCAAGGTCGAGCCGAGCGCCGCCGCCTGGTAGTCGCCGCCCTGCACCTTGACCCCGTTGAGGTCGATGGACACGGGCAGCGTCAGCGCCCGGATCGGGCAGAGATACCCGTCGCGGATCGCGCGGACGAGCGTGTACTCGTAGGCGATGGTCTCGAAGACCTCGCCCAAGTTCCGCTTGTCGCCCCGGTCGGCGGTCGCCGTGACCCCGAGCACCTTGGCGTCGTAGAAGTAGTCCAGCACACGCCGGTACGACGGCGAGACGGCGTGGTGCGCCTCGTCCACGATGATCGTGTCGAAGTGGTCGTGTGCGAAGAGTTCCAGCCGCTTCGCGGACTGGAGCGTCTGCACCGACCCGACGGTCACGTTGTACCAGCTGTCGAGGCTCGACGATTCCGCCTTCTCCAAGGCGGTGCGGAGCCCTGTCGCGCTGGCGAGCTTGTCCGACGCCTGGTCGAGGAGTTCCTCGCGGTGGGCGAGGATCAGCGCGTTTCCGCCGTTCCTGACCCGCTCTTCGACGACCTTGGCGAAGACTATCGTCTTGCCGCAGCCGGTCGGGAGGACGAGCAGCGTGTTCTTCACGCCGCTCGCCCAGTTGCGGAGGATCGCGTCGCGCGCCGCGCTCTGATACGGACGCAGTTCCATCAGAACGCCATCTCCTCTTGCCGCGCCGCCGGGAGGTACTTGCAGTCGTTCTGCAGCTCGACCGTGCCGTCGGACTTCTTCCACTCGCGTTTCGAGATCTTGACGCGGCCGGTCGCGCCCACGAACTTGCCCCAGTCGATGCGGATGCGCGTGGCGTCCGGGGCGGTGTGCCCGATGCACTTGGCGAGCTCGGCGTATTTCCAGAGCCACTTGTTGTACATCCGCAGGTTGTCCCAGACGACGCCGACGGGGCCGTCCGCCGTCTCCAGCTGGAGCTTGAACTTCACGTTCACGTGCGCCGGCATCGAGCCGCGCGCCTCTTCCTGGACGCGCTTCATCGCCGTAATCGTGAAGAAGTACTCGCCGGGAGGAACTTCGCGGTTTTCGCTCTGGTACTCGATCTCGGATCCGTCCATCGGGATCGCGGCCATTTCGTCTATGGTTGCCATGTGTCACTTGCCCTTCTTGTGGAGGTTGATGTTGTGGACGATGGCGCTCCATCCGGTGATGATCCGCTGGAGCGTCGCGTTGTTGTAGTTGCCGAGCGGAGTTCCCGCGGGGACCACGCCCGCAAGCTCGACCTCGGCGGCGACTTCGCCGTACCCGACGCCGCTCTGCCTGATCAGGCTCTCCACCTGCGCGAGCAGTTCGGCGTGCTTCGGATCGTCCGGGGCGGTCTGCGGCGCTTCCGGGGGCGTTTCCGGGGGTACGGGCGGGAGTTCGGGCGCGGGCGGGGTCGCAGGAGGCGTTTCCGTCTTCGGCGCGTTGGCGGGGGCTTGCGGCGCGTCTTTCGGGGGTTCCTGCTCCGGCAGCGGTTCCATCGTGAAGATCTGCTGGATCTGCGCGAAGTCGAACGGCATCTTATCGGGGAGCGGATACCGGCTCTTGGCGTCGCACCACGGGCAGAACTGCGAGAACATGATCCGCTTGCCGTTGCCCTTGACCTTGATCTTGCCGTTGTCCTCGACCGTGAAGGTGTCGTACTTCACGAAAAGCATCAGGTCGCTCCACTTCTTGAGCACGTCGGTCGAACGCTCGGACATGGTGAGCGTGTAGCGGTCGTACCCGGTGTCGTCGGCCGGCTCGTAGCGCTTGATCCGGCTGTGGACGATGAAGAGGATGTTCATGTTCTTCGTGAGCCGCAGACGGTCGAGCTGGTCGAGGAGCTGCGCCCAGTCCTCGGCGACCTTCGTCCAGCCCTTGCCGTAGCCCTTCTCGTACTTCTCGATGCTGCTGATCCCGGCTTCGGCGCAGATGTGCTTGACCATCATCTGCTCCAGCCAGTCGGCGCTGTCGATGACGAGCGTCTGATAGCCCATCGCGTCCGCCTGCAGCTGACGGATGCAGTCCTTGAATTCGGCGTAACTCTTCGGGATCACGCGCGCCACGTCGAGCTGCCACGAGCCCTGCTCCACGTCGAGGAAGAGGGGCTTCGGCCACTTCGCCGCGAAGGTGGTCTTGCCGATCCCCGCGACGCCGTACAAGACGCCCTTGACGGGCGTCGATTTTTTGCCGGTGATGATTTCCATATTTACCAATCCTTCTCCTGATCGTCGTCTTCCATCGGGATCGCGTCGTTCTCGTCCGGGATCGCCGGAGCGGCTTCAACGCCTTCCTGCACCGCATAGCCGTCCTCGATGACGATGGTGCAGTCGTCGTCGCCGACGCGGGTGCAGATCGCCTGCAGCCCCGCGTCCGTGAGCCATTCGTCGAACGCCCTCATCTGGTCGCGGTCGAAGGCCTCCAAGCCGTCGAGGAGAATGAAGCCGCACTCGGGCTTGAGGACGCGGACTATCGCCGCGGCGACCCGGTACTGCTCCATCGTGCTCATGCAGTCCCACAACTTCCCCTTGTAGGTCAGCACCGGCCGCCCCTTGTCGTTCTTGCCGATCTTGAGGTCGGGGAGCGGCATCGGCGCACCCTTGAGGAGATCCCGCCGCTCCTGGCGCACGGCTTCGACCGCCGCCGTGAGTTCGGCGAGCTTCGCTTCGTGCTCCTCGGCTTCGCGCTCGGCGGCGTCCTTGTCGGCGTTGGCGCGGACGTGGGCGTTGATCTCTTCGATGTTGGCGATCTTCTGTTCCAGCTCGGCGGTCGATTCGTCCTCGTCGACGGGGTGCTTCTGCGCCTCGATGAGGAGATTCGCCACCTCTTCCGCCTCGGTGGCTTTCCGGGCGACCGCTTCCTGCAGCGCCTTCCCCTCTTCGGCGAGCCGCTGTGCTCGGGCGGCGAGTTCGGCGAGTTTCTGCCGCGCCTCGGCGCGCTTCGCGTTCCGGGCGAGGATCTCTTGGCTTTCCGCGATGAGTTCGGCGGCGCTGATCGGCGTCTCCGGCGCGTCGGGGTACTCGGTGAGTTCGTTGGCGAACTTCCGCTTCTGATCCACGATCACGCCGAAGTCGTGGCGCTTGTCGTACGCCTGCTTCTCCCGGACGTCGAGCGCTTCCAGCTGGTCCTCGATGCCGAGCGTCCGCAGCAGTACTTCGGCTTTTTCGTCATCCTTCATGCGGAGGAATTTCGGCAGATTCAGCGCGAGTTCCTCGATGAAGTCGTTCAGCAGCGTCTGCCCGCGACGGCGCCCGGTGGCGTCGGTGACGTGGAGCGCGGCGTTCTTGCCGCGTCGTTCGACCACGATCCCGCCCGTGAGTTCGATGCGGATCCGCGCCGACGCCATGCCGCCCTCGCGCTGGAGGTGCGTCGGGCGGTACTTCTCGCCGCCGAGCGCGTACACGATGCCGTCGAGGACGGACGTCTTCCCGGCGGCGTTCTTGCCGCCGATGACCGTGAGACCGTTCTCCGCCGGAGCCATCCGCACCAGCGCGACCCGCTTCACGTTCTCGAGTTCGAAGCTGATGATCTTCATGCTTCCACCCCGCCGATGCTCAAGAGGTGCTGATAGTATTCGTGCGCGGGCGTACCCTCCACCCGGTAATCACCGGCTTTGTAGTGGTGCATCCCCCAGCAATCGTAGCCGTACCCTCCGGGCTTCCTGAAGCGGAAACACGTCGTATCGGCGACTTCCATGCGGCAGCCGTACCCGAACTGCGCCCGGACGCGGAAGCCGTGCTCGTGCGCCTCGGCGAGGAACTGCGCCGCCTTCTTCGCGCCGTTGGCATTCTCCATGCAGTGTTCGCACATCAGCTTCTCGTTGTCCACGTGGAAGAGCTGTCCGGGGTTGTGTCCGCACTTCGCGCAGACGGGGCGCTCGGGGTTACTCTCCTCATTAGGTTCCGAGCTCTCCTCATTAGGTTCCGAGCTCTCCCCATTGGCGCGGGAGCTCTCCTCATAAGGTGCGCGGAAGATCACTTTGTCGCAGAGGAAGCAACTGCACGAATCGTTATCGTGATCGAATATGCAACTCTCGCAGTTGGCATTTGGGTCTTCGACCGCCCGGACGAGTTTGCCGTTGACCTCGTAGAGTTTGTTCGGATCCGGATTGATCTCTTCGTCCTTGTCGACGTCGACGTGGATCACTTCCTCGGCGTCGATGACGTTCTCGTCCGCCGGTGCGGGGAGCGCCTTCACCGCGGGGGCTTCGGGCGCGGTCTCCGCTTCGGGGGCGTTGAGGAAGAGATCCTGACACTCGTTTTCGGTCATCTCGCGAGTTTCGACGATCTCGCCGGTGTCGAGGCGCGTGATCCGCTTGAGTCCCTTCTCCGGCATGTTGTACTCGACGAGGCACTCCACGTCACGCTCGATCTCGCGGTCGCGGACGACGGGGATCTGCTTCTCGATCCGACCGTCCACGCCCTTGATGCGTTCGGTGTAGTACTTGTTGCGGGAGCTCTTCTCGACTTCGAGCTCCATTTTCTCCTGCAGGAGGTCGGTCAGTTTGCGGCCTTCCTCCTCCAGTTCGGCTTCCGTCAGGCGGCACATGAGCTTTTGCTTGACGGTCTTGGTGGTGATTTTTCCCATTGCTTTGGTCTCCTTGCATTGGGGGTTGGTTTATGCCAGACGTTTCAGTCTGGCGAACATCAGCAAACGCCGCCAGCTCGTGACGACGATGTTCCGCTTGACTTCCCGCCGCGCGGGGCAGATGTGCAGATAGGTGTACTGTCCGTGGTTCATTGGTGGTCTCCTTTGTTGAGGTTGGAAAAAGGGCGGCGCGGATGTAGGCTCTTATCTACGCGACCGAGCCGCGCCCCGGGACTCTTCAAGCGCGCGCGGTTCGGCTGGACTTTTCGACCGGGGCATTGCTGACACCCGGCATCCGCGCCGCTTTTATTCGTGTTGAGCGTCGCCAGCGTCGCGGCGACGGCGGTTCTCAAAAGCTCCGAGGTGGTGATTCCCTGCTCGCGGGCGCAGCGTATCAGCGACGACCGCATCCAGTAGGGGCAGGCGAAGCAGATGTGCGCCGAGAGACGGTTCCCGCGGCGGTGCTGGTCGTCGAGCGACGCACTCGACCGGAGCGACGGCAGAAGTTCCGTCTGGAACTCGCTCCGGCTCATTCCGAGCAGTCGTGCAAGCCGCCGATGCAGGGTCGGGTGTATCCGCCGTGCGCCGGTGATCCACTCGTCCACCCGCGCCGCCGGAACGCCCATCGCCGCGCCGAGCGTCGCTCGGTTCAAGCCGCGTTCGATCATCGCCTGGAGGAGCGTCATACTGTGACCTCCCTTCGTGCGCTTTCCGCGATCTCGCCGAGGATCCGCGTGACGTCGTAGTCCAGCAGCCGCCGCGCGCCTTCCATCCGGGCGCGTTCCTCCGGCGTCAGTTCGTCGGGATCCGCGAAGACGATCCGCACGATGCGGATATTCTTCCCGCGGGGCTTTTTCGTGGTGTTGTTATCCGTTTTCATGGTTACTTTTGATAACCTATGCGATAAAATTTTTTTGCCGCGTATCGAAGCACCTCCGGGATGCTGCAGTCGCGCTTGTTTGCCTCACGAACGAGCGCGGAGTACATTCCCGTAGTCATTCGGAGCTGGATGCTCTTGGTTTTTTTGGCTTTGTCTTTCATGGCTTCCCTCGTTGTTGCGGGTTGATTTTGGTTACGTGTCAAATATAACATTTGGTAACAAAAAAGCAAGCAAAAAGAGAGCAATTTTTTCCAAAATTCCCGTTTTTGAGGTTGAAAATGTTACCAAAAACAAGTATATTTATTTTTGAAAACCGCAGGAGGGCGCAAAAATGAACAGACTTTCTTTTTATCGCAAGCGCAAGGGTGTGTCCCAGGAGGAACTCGGCAAGATGCTCGGCGTTCCGAAGAGCAACATCTCGGCGTGGGAGAACGGGACGCGCGCGATCCCGATAAAACACCTCGACCGTCTGGGGCAAGTTCTCGGGCTGACCGAACCGGAGCTTCTGAACGCCGTCTCGGACAGTGTTTTCGACCGTCCGGTCAGCGCAAAGCCCGCGAACGTCCGCAAACCGTCGGATCAGGGGATGTTCGTGCCGATCATCAGCTCGGCGGCGGCGGCTTCGTGCAATCCGGGGCTGATGCCGCTGCTGGAATGCGTGAATCAGTACTCCGAGGAGAATGCGTTCTTCAAGCAGGCGCGGGAGGGCGACTTCGCCATCGAAGTCAAGGGCACGTCGATGTCGCCGTGGTATCCCGAGGGGACGCTGCTGCTCGTTCGTCCGTATCAGGATCTGCACAACGGCCAGCGCGTGGTCGCGGTGCTGGACGAGGGGGAGATCGTCTTTAAGATCTACGCCGAGAAGGACGACAAGGTGTGTCTGTTTTCCATCAGCGGCGACGGTCAGGACTACATCTTCACGCGCCCGCAGGTGCGGATCCGGTACATCTGCCGGGTGATCGCGTCGGTGCGGAACGAGGACGACCTCGATGAAGAGATGAAGCACCAGAGCATCGTCCACAACTGGGAGCTCAAGCTCAAGGGATTGTAAGGAGGAGAGATGAAAAAGATACTGCTTTTTCTGTTGGCAACGGTTTCGCTGACCGCCTTGGGGCGGGATTACAAAAACATCAGCAATAAAAACGGGCACACGTTCTATTCTTTTCGGCTTGAGCAAAAGAACAGTGATTCAATGGGCTTTTTTATTCCGATGTACAGCCGGATAGATTATGTTCCCCGTGCAGTCGGTAATGGAATATCTTCCAGAGGGGGCGGCGGCGGAAGAATCGTCAGGGATGAGGTTCGTTCACACAAGCAGGAAGACCGGATTATCATAATAGTCGGATACAACCTGTCCAAAATGGTGGACGGAGACAAGATCGAATTGAAAAAAGGCCAGGTATTGTATCAGATCGGCACTCACACCACCACGCAAGGTCGCACCTATGCGGTCTATTCGTTCAACAAGAACGACCGAATCGACCGTTATTTTGCCCCGCCGAAAAAAGCTCCGGCCGTTTGCCCGCATTGCGGCAAAAAGATTCAATGAACGACCACCCGCACACCTATATGCTATACGCCCGAGTGTCACCGAAGGGCTCGGACTGGCACGCGGAGGAGACCAGCGTCGCGCTGCAGATCGAGGAAATGAAGGCGTACATCCTCCGGCGGGATCCGCTCGCGGAGTTCCTGATCCGCACCGACGAGTTCAAGTCGGGAAAAAACCTGAACCGGCCGGGAATGCAGGCGGTGCTGTGCGATCTCGAAGCGCCGGAGCCCTCGTGGGGGACACTGGTCGTGTGGGCGCTCGACCGTCTGTCGCGAAGCCTCGCGGACGCGATCCCGATCTTCGAGAAGCTCCGCGACGCGGGGCGCGGCTTCGTCTGCGTCCGCCAGGACTATTTATCGACACAGGGAGCGATGGCGCGTTTCACACTGAATCAGACGATCCTCGTGGCGCAGCTGGAACGCGAGATGACCGCCGAGCGCGTCAAAGCGAAGATGGTATGGATCGCCGAGAAGGGCAAAGTCCCCGCGGGGCGGCTGCCCTTGGGGTATCGGAGGAAGGAAGGCGCGAAGAACGAGATCGAGCCCGACCCCGAGACCGCTCCCATCGTCCGGGCGATCTTCAACGACTACCTCGGTCAGGCGGTGAGTGTCGCGGATCTCCGCCGCCGGTACTCGAAGTACCTCTACGGCAAAAATCAGCTGTACCGGATGCTGCGGAATCCCATCTACATCGGCAAGGTGGAATACGACGGCAAGGTGTATGTCGGCCAGCACGAGCCGATAATCGACCGGGAAGTCTTCGAGAAGGTGAACGCCCTGCTGCCGGGGGAACGCCGAGCGCCGCGCCCCAGTCGGCAGACCTACAAATACCTCCTGCAGGGCTTGGTACTCTGCAAATGCGGCCGGCGGATGTCGCCGTATTCCATCAAGAAGAGCGGCGACACCCGGTACTTCTATTACAAGTGCCAGGATCAGCTCGGCTGCAAGTTCGCGGTCAACGCCGAACGACTGGACGAGGAGGTGCTGAATCAGGTGAAGCGGATCGTGCTCGACCCGGAATACATCCGGGAGCGGTGGGACGTGTATCGGCAGCAGAAAGCGGAACGCGAGAACGCGCAGCGAAGCGTGATCCAGAAATCGGAGCGCGAGATCGCGGATGCGGAGCGGAACGTGCAGAACATCGACCGGCTGTTCATCCAGGGAGTGATCTCGCCGGAGAACGCCGCACACTTCAACGAAAAGCTGCGGGCGGCGCGTCAGGAGCTGGAACTGCTGCAGGAGCGGCACAAGGTGGTGCTGAACGATCTGGCGGCGATCCATTCGGAAGACGAGCTTCCAGCGATCCTTCAGCAGATTAAGGAGTGGGCGGATCTGCTGGAGCGCTCCGACGACTGGCAGACGAAGCGGAACTTACTCCTCACGGTGGTGAAGTACGTGAAATGCCTCGACGAGGACGGCGGGATGGAGTTGTCGTTGGTTATGACTAAAGGGAATAAATGGCGGTCTGACCGGGGACTGGTCATAACGGTCTCCTTTTCTCTGCCCCGGCGCGGTTTTTACCGCCGAACACGACAAAAATATACCGCTTGCAATGAAAAATACAAGCGGTAGGAGAAAAAATCACTGTTACCCGAGATAACAATTCGCGAACCAGTTGAACTGGACGACC